CTATATAGGATTAATAAAATAACAACTAATTTTGAAACTTTAAAATCAAATTTAGAATTAATAAACAAAAAAGAAGAAGCAGGTAAAACAATAGAAGTAACACCTGTAATACCAGACAAATTTGTACCTGAAAATACTTGTATTACTGTTGATTCAATTTTATACTATTCAGACGATGTTACCATAAGGGTTGATGCTGACTGTATATATGACAATGTTACTGTAACTTCAACAAGCGACCCAATACCTGATACTGTTTTCCCACACAATGACCCAACACAAACTGTAATTGGGACAGATACAAGGGTAACCGCAGCAATATTAAAAGATGCTACACCAAAAGCCAGTACTTCAACTTCGGTATATCTTGCACACGGAATACAATCCTTAGGAGTTGTAACAAACACACCGCAAATAGAGGAATACGGATTCTTATACTCAACCGATTCAGCTAAGTTTGACAGTACCTTAGATATTGATGAACTAAAAGTTAAAGCAGGTGTTACAGACGTACCTTTTAGAACAACTTCATTCAATAAGCATATAAACCCTGATACGGTTAATTATCAGTTAACAGGTTTATCAAGCGGTGTTACTATATACTATAAGTTTTATGCAAGAACTAATATAAGTGGAAACTATGCTATTGCAGATGCGTTATCTGAATTAAAAACTAGTGAAACATTATGATAGAAAATATATTAAACTTATTGGAGTTTGCAAGAAACGAAAAATGGAAAGGGCAGTATATAGATATTGCTCTAGGCAAAAACAAATATCCAGAATCAATAAAAGAAGCGTACCAACAATTTAGAAAAGAACTATGAGTATTAAAAAGACAATAGAATTAGAAGCTAAAGTAGATAAGGCTGAAAAGGACTTACAAGGTGTAGCTAAAAGCGTACAGCGTATAGATGATAACTTAACCGAAGTAAAAGAAACTACTGGTGGAGTTGCAAAAGGCGTAAAAGGTATTGGTAATGCTTTAAAAGCAGCAGGGATTGGTTTAGCTATTGCAGCTTTTTCCAAACTAGCAGAAGTATTTAATGAAAATCAAAAAGTAACAGATGCGTTTAATACTGCATTTGAAACATTAAGTTTAGCTTTTAATGACTTCTTTAATTTTTTAAACGCAAACGTTGGAACTGTAATAAATTATTTTAAAGGTCTTTTTAACGACCCTGTACAATCTTTAAAGAACTTTGGTCAAGCAATAGTAGATAATGTAATAGAAAGGGTAAGTAGTGCTTTAGATGCTTTAGGATTCTTAGGAGATGCGGTTGTCAAAGTTTTTAGTGGGGATTTTGCAGGTGCAGCAGAAAGCGCAAAGAATGCAGGAAAAGAATTGTTTGACGTAGTTACAGGAGTAAATAATACGTTTGACAAAGTTGCGGAAGCAGTACCAAAAGTTGTAGATAGTATTACCAATTATGCAAAATCAACAGTAGAAGCTGCAAGAGCAACAGTAGATTTAAACAAACAGGCAGAAGTAGCTGCGGTTATTAATCAGGGTCTTATTGAAAAGTACGATAGACAAGCCGAACAACAAAGACAAATAAGAGACGATGAAACTAAGACTATTGCAGAGCGTATTGAAGCAAACAATAAGTTAGGAGAAGTATTAGAAGAACAACAAAAATTGATGCTTGAAAACGTTGACTTACAAATTAAGGCAGCACAAGCTGAATACAATAAAAACCAAAACCAAGAAAACTATATAGCTTTACTAGAAGCACAAAATGAACGTGAAGCAGTATTAGCACAAATAGAAGGGTTTAGGTCTGAACAATTAATAAATAAAATATCTTTAGAAAAAGAATTAGCGGACACTAAAAAAGAAGCAGACGAAGCTGAATTAGAGCGTAAAGAAGAACTAAAGCAAAAAGAACTAGAATTAGCAGAAGCAACAAGACAAGCTAAATACGATGCCTTAGATGCTACCATAGATGCAGCAGGACAAGAAACTAAAATTGGTAAAGCATTGTTTATAGCAAAACAAGCTATGTTAGTAAAGGAACAGATTGCAGAAGCTAAAGCAACTTTACAAAAAATAACTCTTAAAGCTAGTGAAGCAAGTGTTGACGTTGCTAAAGGTGCATCAGGAACTGCAAAAGTTGGTTTTCCTCAAAACGTTCCTTTATTGATTGCATTTGCAGCACAAGCAGCAGGGATAATATCTACGGTTAAATCAGCAGTAAGCGCAGCAAAAGGAGCAGCATCGTCTATGGGGGGAACTGGAGGCGGTTCAGCTAATGTTTCAGCACCTGCGCCACCTAGTTTTAATGTAGTAGGTTCATCTGATACAAATCAACTAGCACAAGTATTAGGAGAGAAGGAAGATAAGCCAATTAAGGCGTTTGTAGTAAGTAACGATGTAACAAATGCACAAGCCTTAGATAGAAACATAGTAGAAGGTGCTTCACTAGGTTAATAAATAACAAAATAAGATAAAATTTATTGTTTAAATATGGATATAATAGAACTATTTATTGATGAAACTGATGAAGTATCAGGAATTGAAGCTATTAGCGTAGTAGAAAACCCTGCTATTGAATCAGACTTTATTGCATTAAAAAACCAAGAGTTTAAACTTGCAGAGGTTGATAAGGAAAAGCGTATTCTTATGGGTGCAGCTTTAATACCTAACAAGCCTATTTATAGAACTAATGGAGAACAAGAATATTATATCTATTTTTCTAAAGATACAGTTCGCAAAGCAAGTGAATTATTCTTTATAAAAGGCAATCAAAACAATACAACACTAGAACACCAATTAGAACTCAAAGGATTAACTGCGGTTGAAAGTTGGATAGTAGAAAGTGAACAAGATAAAAGTAGAATGTACGACTTAGACGTACCTATGGGAACTTGGATGGTATCTATGAAAGTAAATAATGATGATGTTTGGAAACAAGTTAAAGAAGGTAAGGTAAAAGGCTTTTCAATAGAAGGCTATTTTGCTGACAAACTAGAAAGACCAAACGAACCTAATAATTTATCTGAAATAGAAGATGAATATTTATTAGAGGAACTAAAAGAACTTCTACAAGAAGAAAAATTAGAATCATATTCAGATTATCCTGATAGTGTTTCAAATAATGCAAAACGTGGTATTGAATTAAACGAAAAAGTAGGTAATAAGTGTGCTACACAAGTTGGAAAAGTAAGAGCGCAACAGTTAGCAAATAAAGAACCTATCAGCGAAGCAACTATAAAGAGAATGTTTAGTTATCTATCACGTGCAGAAGTGTATTACGAAAAAGGAGATACAGAATCTTGTGGTTATATCTCTTATTTGTTATGGGGTGGGAAAAGTGCTAAATCTTGGGCTGAATCTAAATTAAAAAGTTTAGAAAATGAGTAAATATAGAGAAAGAAACCCAAGTCCACAAAACAACAAAAGAGCGTGTATGTGCAAAGATGGTACTTACTCACGTAATTGTTGTGATGGTAGTTATCAAGCACAAGGTATTGGAAACATTACAGGCGAATCTATGGCAGGTGTTTGGAATGGTTATTTAATAACCGCTTGTAGCGATGGTCATACTCATCACGCTCATATTCACAATACTACTTTAACAGTAGGCAAAACTTACTATTTAAGTTTAGAAAACAATCACAATGAATGTTATACAATTACTTCAACATCCCATTCAGAAGGAATACATATAAATTCAGCATCTATTGTCTATGATGATTGCATAGAGTGTGAAGCAGCAAACTAAAAATATAACAAACTAAATACTAATTTATTGTAATATATATGAAAGCAACAGATATGTTAAACAAAGTAAAAGAACTTGTTGGGGTAGAAGCATCTCAAGAGGTTAAATTAGCACAAGCTACTTTAGAAAACGGAACTGTTATTGAAAGCGAATCTTTTGAAGCAGGAAGTGAAGTATTCATTATAACAGAAGATGAAAAGGTAGCATTACCTATTGGAGAGTACAAACTTGAAGATGGAGAAACTTTAGTAGTAGAAGAAGAAGGAATTATTTCATCAGTTGGAGCAGTAGAAGAAACTGCGGAAGAAGAAGTAGAAGCAGCAGAAGATGAAAAAGAAGAAATGGAATATGCTACTAAAGCAGAACTTTCTGAAATTAAGGCAATGATTGACGAAATCAAAGCAATGATTGAACCTAAAGAAGAAATGAGCGAAGAAGTAGTAGAAAATACTGTTAAATCAGAGGAAACAACTACTAAAACGGTTTACGCATCAGAAGAAGAGGTTAAAGAAGAATTGTCTATTGAAACACCAGTAGAAAAAATTACTCATAACCCAGAGGCTGAAACAAAACCAAACTTAAATCTTTATGCGCAAAAAAGAACTTTAACTACTGCGGATAGAGTACTACAAAAAATAGCAAACATTAAAAAATAAATAAATTAAATTATGGCAACTACAACAAGTATTACAACTACTTATGCTGGAGAAAGTGCAGGACAATATATTTCTGCTGCTCTTTTAAGTGGTTCAACTATTGAAAACGGTGGAATTACCGTAAAACCAAACGTAAAGTTTAAAGAAGTAATCAAAAAAGTATCTACTGATGATATCGTAAAAGATGCAGGGTGTGATTTTGACCCTACTTCTACTATCACACTTACAGAAAGAATTTTACAACCTGAATTTCAGCAAGTAAATTTACAACTTTGTAAGAAAGATTTCCAAAATGATTGGGATGCTATCTCTATGGGATATTCTGCATTTGACAGCTTACCTCCTTCATTTTCTGATTTCTTAATTTCTCACGTAGCTGCTAAAGTAGCACAAAGAACTGAAACTTCTATCTGGGCAGGTTCAACTGCAACCAATGGACAGTTTGATGGATTAACTACACAAATTGCTTTAGATGCAGGTTTACCAGCAGGACAAGAAGTTGCAGGAGCAACTGTAACAGCTTCAAACGTAATTGCTGAATTAGGAAAAATCGTTGATGCTATTCCTTCTGCACTTTACGGAAGTGAGGACTTAAACGTATATGTATCTCAAAATATTGCTCGTGCTTATGTAAGAGCATTAGGTGGATTTGGTTCAAGCGGACTAGGTGCTAATGGTACAAACGCAATGGGAACTCAATGGTGGAACAACGGAAGTTTAACTTTTGATGGAGTTAAATTATTTGTTGCAAACGGATTAGCTGATAACACAGCAATGGCTTCTGAAAAATCTAACTTATTCTTTGGTACTGGTTTACTAGCAGACCACAACGAAGTAAAAGTAATTGATATGGCTGACATTGATGGTTCTCAAAACGTAAGAGTTGTAATGAGATTTACAGCAGGTGTACAGTACGGAATTGTAGATGATATCGTAACATACGGTATTACAAACGCTGCAAACTAGAAAATAAATAAACTAACTTTAAAGGGTGGGTAAGCCGAATTTGTGCCTACCTGCCCTTTTTTAATATAAAAAACTATGGCTTGTGATTTAACCAAAGGTAGAAAAGAACCCTGCAAAGATGTAGTAGGTGGCCTTAAAGCTGTTTATTTTACTGATTTCGGAGATTATGGAACAGTAACACAAACAGACGATGAGATTACTGATATGACAGGGACTTTTACTGCTTTTAAATATGAATTAAAAGGGAATAGTAGCTTTGAACAGGCTATTACTTCTTCACGTGAAAACGGAACGACTTTCTTTGACCAAACTTTAACACTTACTTTGAAAAAATTAAGTAAAGAAGATAACAAAGAATTGAAACTATTAGCTTATGGCAGACCTCACGTTGCAGTTGAAGATTACAACGGTAATGTATTTGTAATGGGACTTGAACACGGTGCGGAAGTAACAGGTGGGACTGTTTCAACAGGGGCTGCAATGGCTGACTTATCGGGTTATACTTTAACGCTAAACGCACAAGAGTTAAAACCTGCAAACTTTGTTAGCGCACCAACTGCTGCTGACCCATTTGATGGAATGACTAGTGCTACTGTAACAGTAACAGAAGGTACAAACTCTTAAACCGAGTTTTATTTTGATAAATTAGGGGGCTATATGCCCTCTTTTTTTTGCTCTATAAATAACAAAAATCAAATAATATTATTGTATATATATGATAGTATTAGAAGAAAGTGCATCGGCACAGACAATCAATTTTATACCTAGACAATTTGTAAGCGGAGATACTTATAACATAAGTGTTATAAATGAAACCACAAACAAAGAAGTATATAATCAAGATACAACTGAAATAACAGAACACTTATATCATAATCAATATAGTGCGGTATTTCCAGTAAAACAAGATATAACCTACACAATAACGGTAACAGGGAGTGAAGTAGTATATAAGGATAAAATCTTTTGTACTAATGAATCAGATGTTACTTCTTATAGCGTGAATGAAGGTGCATACATTTTCAATGATACAGATAACGAATTTATTACATTATAATGGATAACTTACATATAGTTAATTTAGCTTCATATAATAGACCTAAAATAAGCGAGGACAAGAACCGTGAATGGGTAGAATATGGGGAAGATAACGACTACTATTCTTATTTAATTAATCTTTATACAGAATCAACTACAAACAATGCTATTATAAATGGTATTAGTAATATGATTTATGGAAAAGGTTTAGACGCTTTAGATAGCAATAGAAAGCCAAACGAATACGCTGCAATGCGTTCTATATTTGCTGATAGTTGTTTAAGAAAGATATCACTTGATTTAAAACTATTAGGAGAAGGCTCTATACAGGTTCTTTACAAGGATAAAAAAGTAGTAAAAGGTGAACACTTTCCACGTCAAACATTACGAGCAGAAAAATGTAATGAAGATGGACAAATAGAAGCATACTATTACTATCACGATTGGGCAAACCTTAAAAGAAGTGATACACCAAAAAGAATAGCAGCATTTGGATTCGGAAACGGTACTGAACCAGAGATAAAAATCATTAAAAAATACGTATCTGGATATGATTATTATTGTCCTGTGGATTATCAAGGTGGTTTAGCTTATGCAGAACTAGAAAGTGAAGTATCTGATTATCTTATAAACGATGTACAAAATGGTTTTAGTGGTACTAAGGTAGTAAACTTTAATAACGGAGTACCAGACCAAGAAAAACAAATACAAGTCAAAAACGATGTAATGCGTAAATTGACTGGTGCAAGAGGTGAAAAGGTAGTAATTGCATTTAATAACAATGCAGAATCTAAAACAACTGTTGACGATATACCATTAAACGATGCACCTCAGCACTACGAATATCTTTCAAATGAATGTTCAAATAAGTTAATTGTAGCACACAGAGTAACAAGTCCTTTACTTTTAGGAATTAGAACTGAAAACAATGGTTTAGGCTCTAATGCAGACGAAATAAAGACCGCTGCTTTACTTTTTGACAATATAACTATAAAACCATACCAAGAACTAATTTGTGATGCCTTAGACGATATTTTGGCAATTAATGGAATTAGTTTAAAACTTTACTTTAAGACTTTACAGCCTTTGGCATTTATTGAAACTGATAACGCTATTACAGACGAAGCTAGAGAAGAAGAAACAGGGGTTAAAGATGAACTAACATTATCTAAAGAAGAAAGTTTTGACGATGATGAAATGTTTGATTTGCTTAGTGAGTTTGGCGAAGAAGAAGATTTAGAAAATTGGGAATTAGTTGACGAAAGAGAAGTTGACTATGACCAAGAAGAAGCCTTAGATAAAATGATTGGTTTAGCCTCAACAGGAACTGCAAAGCCTAATTCAAAATCAAAACAAGATAAGCAAGTTGATGGAGTACAATTTAAAGTACGTTATAGATATGCACCATTAAAAACACAAGCAAACAGTAGAGAGTTTTGTAAAAAAATGGTGGCATCTAACAAACTTTATAGAAAAGAAGATATAATTGCAATGGGTAACAAACCTGTAAACAAAGGTTGGGGATTATCAGGAGCAGCAACTTATTCAATCTGGCTCTACAAAGGTGGAGGTGCGTGTGGGCATAAATGGCTAAGACAAACCTTTAGAGGTAAAACCGAAGGAAATATTGCAAACAAAGAGCCTAATATATCTACAAATAAAGCAAGAAAAGAGGGTTTTAATCCAGTAAACGAAAAAGAGGTATCTATGAAACCAAAGGATATGCCTAATCAAGGATTTGTAAATAAATAAGAAATGGCAGAAGCATTATTAATAACTAGGAAAGACGTAGTAAAGTTTACTGCAATGAATGGTAATGTAGATACTGATAAATTTATTCAGTATGTAAAAATTGCTCAAGACGTACATATACAAAACTATGTAGGAACTGAACTTTTAAAGGCTATTCAAACTAAAATTACAAGTAGTACATTAACAGGAGATTATTTAAGCCTTGTAACGGACTATATAAAGCCTATGCTGATACATTGGGCAATGGTTGAATACTTACCCTTCGCAGCATATACAATCGCAAATAAGGGCGTTTATAAGCATAGTTCAGAAAACTCTGAAAACGTATCAAAAGAGGAAGTAGATTTCTTAATGGAAAAAGAAAGAGATATTGCACAATATTATACAGATAGATTTATATCTTATATGAGTTTTAATGCAAGTTCAAAGTTTCCTGAATACTACACAAATAATAATGAGGATGTATATCCTGACAAAGATGCAAGTTTTGAAGGATGGGTGCTTTAAAATATAAACCAAAACAAGAAAACGTAAATAAGTTAAAACAGTACTTAGCTTATATAACAAAAACCAAAAAAACTAATTGTACTATATATGTCAAATAGTATTAATTGGGGGAATGTTTATTGTAGTTCGTGGTTCGGAGACGTAACTAATGAATCTACTCTACATATAGCAAGTCAACCACAATGTTTTATATAAGATATGGCAAATAGTATTAATTGGGGAGGAATTTACTGTGATATGAAAACCAACGGTGCGTGGGGTTCAGATTTTGATTGGAGTGCTAACTTTGTAGCTGTGTTTTCAGCACCTACTTGTTGGACTTCGGTTACACCATTAACCGCAGATACTACGGAATATAAAGCAGATACAACACAATATAAAGCGGATGCAACGCAAATTTAAAAGATATGGCTAA